GAAGCCGTTTCCAACAACCGACATTTGAACTTGTAAAAACTCAGCATGTTCAAACGCCGCTTCACGGTTTTCCGGAGCGTGCCGCCTTGGGCAATGGCCTTCGCATTAAAGCTTGGATAAAGAATGGTCCGATACCGGCGACACAAGTAGTGTGCAGCGTTATAGTGTAAGTTCTTGACCACGTGCGTCGCTTTCAATTCGGCAAGTCTGTAGTTGGTCGTGAGTCGCCAGATCCGATTGCGCATCTTTTTTTTCATACTACGCCCCGAAATGCTTTGCAGTTTCTTCAGCCTATGAACGGGATGTGGTCGCAAAAATGCGCGGCGCTTGCCTCTGTACAACTTGCGCTCCTTAATCAACACACGTGTGCTCACCATGCGCTTGTACCGAATCCGGGTGGCCACCGCGCGTTGACGTTTCTTTTTTGCACGATCGATTCTCCGAATGCACCGATCCAATACCCGGGTTGTGTTTTCTCCAAGTACTTCTGCGCGGCCTTCGGGCGAATAAACGGTCAAAAACTTCCTTACCCCAGGATCGACCGCAGCGATGGAATCTGGCTCTCGGCAAACCTTGGAATCATGTTTTCCCAGTCGTTCTTGTCGTGGAAGAATTAGGTAAAAGCGCCCGAACTTGTAGTGAAGTTTGATGTCTCTTTTGAATGACGCCGGGGTCAGGCCGCCGTGATGAAGCTGGACTGATCGAAACAAATAATTCTTCTTTTTCTTCTTCAATGGTTGCTTTGCGCCCATCCAAAGCTGCGGGTCCAGTGTTTTGTATAGGGAAAAATGCGTTGGATCAACATACCGCACGCTGCATTTTTCCACGTAAACTGAATCTGAGGTCCAACGGCGTTTGGTTTTGAATTTTGGATTGAATCGAACATCCTTTTTGAACTTGCGTGCATTCGGATACAGGGCACGCAAATAAAGGCGTTTCTTGTGGTTCGTTGCAAACGCCTTGAGGTTGGAAATAACAGACTTTACGGCTTGTTGCCGAATTACCTTGGGTGTTCGAAGCAAATAAAATTGTCGCTTTCGACCAGCCAGCGCTTGTGCTCGCACAAAGGTTTTCTGGAGCTTTTTTTCGAGCTCAGAAAGCGAATCGATCGAATTCGGCCGATGGAACCCGTGTTTGAGCACGTAATCCGTTGCCATATTGTAAGTCCGCCGGGCGTCACTGAACCACCGAAATAAGAGTCGATGTTGCTTGGGCGTCAGTTTCAGGCGCAAAAGACGGCATCGATTCGCCGTGGCGTTGCTTTGCTTTTTTGCATCGAATTGTTTCTTGAGCATCTTTTTTTCCGCGTGACTTTTGTTCTTGTACGCGTTTTTCCGGTCTTGCTTTTCTCGCTTGCTTAATTGCGCGGTATTTTCTTTTTCCGTTGAGCCTGCAAGAGAATACGTGGACGATCGCCATGAGGTCTTCAGTGAGTTCCTGTTGGGGTGAAAGCTTTGTGTTATTTTGAACGATGAGAGTGGCGCCGGCTTGTTCAAGGATCCATTTAATAAGGTCCGTTGCGAAGCGTGCCAGTCGGTCTTTGTGGGCCACCACAACTTCTTGGATTGTTCCTCTTTGCACTTGCTCCAGAAGCCGCGTAAGCGCTGGTCTTTTGAATTTGAGGCCTGAGCAGATGTCTTTGAAGACTTTGTAGTTCGGGTACGTCGCTTGTAAGGATTTGATTTGCCGCTGAAGGTCGTCTTTTTGTTTGTGCGAAAAGACTCTCGCATAGATTGCACCCGCTGTCTTTTCTTGTTCTTTTTGCGCTTTTTTTCGGCTGGCATTGTGTTTGGTAATATTGGAGTGGCCATTAGAGTGAGAAGGTCCCGACTGGATGGACGTAATATCGTAACGTCGCTGCCCACCGGTTGTTCGGATATAGTCGATAAGCCCGTGGTTGGCATATCTTCTGAGTGTCGCTGTGCACACACCGAGCTCTTTAGCGGCAAGGTCTGGTCGGATATATATATCACCGCTCCCGGTCGTCGAACTCCAGAAGACCAATTCTTCGTTGCCAGCAAATATAAAAATGACGTTTAAGAAATAAACATACTTGGATTGCCGTGTCAAACCGGAAGGTCATAAAAAAATGTTCGACCTCGCATTTTTTTTAAGATAGAAAAAAAAATATTTCATAAACCTGTTCATTGATGTACATTCAGTTTCTGACTTATGGTATGCTGTTCAATGATGCACATGTTCAAAAGCCAACTGTTGTGAGCCTGTTGTGAGCCCCACAACGAAGGATGGTTTTTTTTTCAAAAATGCATGGTGCACGGTACTTTGTACACTAAGCAGGTGACGAGGGGAGCTTGTGATAGTTCAGACCGCTTTCGCTTCCCCCCGGCGCGCTGAATAGCTGCTTTTTCCTTGCGGCACTCGGCAATTCGTTGATTCATGTCGGCTTCCAGCTCGGCGATGTGGTGACTTGCGTATTCCAAGACCCCGACCCGATCGGCCCAGTAGAGAAAATTGAGCTGCGCGACCGTCGTGGAGTACGTGTACCCTTGAAACTCAAAGTAAATTCGCGTGCCTCTGCGGAAGGCGTCAAATAGCGGTCTTTTCCAATGGTGGAGCCAAGCTCGGTAGTCGTCGTAGACATTGACGATGTGCGAGTGGGTATTGACCAGCACCACTTTGTGCTTTTTGGAGTAGTTAATAACCAACCAGTCGAGGGCGCGGAGGGAAATTTTAGACGTCACTGAAATAATGGGGACCACCATTTTCGCGATGCGTTCTCGGGTGAAGAACGGAAGCAAGGCGCGAAGCCGGTCCTTTTTCCTCCTGTGAATTTGTTTGGTCGCCCAGAATTTTCCGACGCTCATGACACGCGCGGTTTCTTTGGGAATTTTTTCCCGAAGCATGCGACGGGTTTCGTTGGCATGATCAAACGTTTCGTCCTTTCGGAAATCAATAATCTGTTTGTTGCCCGACATCCGAAAAATCTTGGGTTTTAGATACACCCTCGGTCGTGCCATAACGCCCTTCTCCATTTCCAATCCAATCCAAAAAGTGTGTTTACTATTTTTTGAGAAAAAAGCAAACCCGAGTGCGTTCTCAGTTTGAACGCGCCCCAACCCGAAACTTGCCTTTTTTGGCGTTGAATGCTTGGACTAAAAATTTAAGAAATGGAAGCTTCCGTCGCACAATCGGTTCGGGCGTTGGCAGGTGCAGGACGGGGATCCGTGCCACGTTCGGGTCCGTGGTCCCAGTGGCTGGCGACGCAACTGGTGGGGTCGGGCGGTAAGGTTCCAGTGGAATCGCTTTCGGTGGCCAGTTGGTAGTGACGTCGACGTACTCGTTGAGTTCCATTTTCGGGGTCGGTTGCAGGGGAAAGGCGTCATTGGTGTAGTCTTGAGTCGGGTAAATTTTCGAATTTTTAAGTGGCCACACGGGGAAGGAATCGGTAAAGTTGAGGGTTTTCCGGCGCGGATTATAAATGTCCGTGCAATTGGTTTTCGCTTGCAGGTAGCCATAATTATCAAAGGGCACGTTCGCGACGTTGGTTAAGTTCATGACGGCATCCAAGTTCGTGCAGCCGGCCACGTCGGATTTGCGGTAGTCATAGCACGACGGCGTCGCAGCTGGCGTGAAGGCAAATGGTTGGTTACAATTCTTGGAAGCGCTCATTGAATACACGGGTATATATTTTTTTTTAGTTTTAATAAAAACTATATATTTTTATCGTCAAAAAGCGTGCGGTGTCACCGATTTTTTTTACCCAGCCCTTCGGGTTTGAGAATGAGTGCGTTCATTCGGAAACAAAAACTTTGAACACGTAAAAAGTAAAAAATAACCAAAGACTCTTTCCCAAAATGAGTGACACAAAACAAGAACAGCCCACTGGCACTGCCCCCACTCCCGTTCCTGTCCCGGAAGCGACTCCGAGTGTTGCAGCAGATGCGAAAACCACCACCACCACCGCCCCGGCTGCGGGCAAAAAGAAACGCAAGCGCGCGTCTCAGCCGCGATCCAAGAAAACTCCCCTGGAGTTGAAGCACGCACCGCTCCCCGACGTGTTCGGCATGAAAAAGAAGATCTACGCCACCCAGGCGGAGGTGACTAAATTTAACGTGCCGAAGAAGCTCCGCAAAGTATTCCGGAGCATCGTCAGTCACAAATCGGTAATCGAGGACCCTGCCGCACTCGCCGAAATCGAAGAGCTCTACAAGAAGGCCGTCGAGTACGAGGCCATCGTCTACATGGCCAATTGTTTGCTGTACTACGAGGAGCACCACAACATCGAGTTTAAAAAGAAGGACGCTCAGTTGATAGAGCGCAGCCTTCAGCGCACGACGCGGGTGGCGTTTGACAAAATGCAGGAAATTTTTGACAACTACATTTGCGGCATCGAGGCGCGGCACCGTTACTATGCTCGGTTCCAGCGCTGCGCGGAGCCCAAGAAGAGGGTTAAGCGAGAACGACCGAAACCAGTCAAGAAAGTGGGCAAGCAGTTGCCGTACAACTTGTTCATCAAAGAATCCTGGAAGTCTCGCAAAACCGAATTTAACACCATTACGAAAGAAAACGGCATCAGCAGCGTAATGAAAAAACTATCAGTCGAGTGGAAAGAGAACCCGGATCTGAAGACCAAGTACCGGGAAATGGCCAACAAATTGAATGCCGAAGAACACGCAGCCGCCGCTGCCGCCGCTACCGCCACAGCCGCAGCGGCCACGCCTGTGGTCGAATCGGCTGTTTGAGTATGCACACACACACGCGCACACGCACACCTACTTTAATATTTTATTGTCAAAAATAAACAAAAATATATATTTATATATTTTTTATTCTATCTGGTTTACCCAGGCAAAAAACAAATTACTGGTATTATTTATCGTTTTGATTTTAACAAAAACCAAAAAACACAAACTCTAATTTCTTCAATACATTTTTTCGAATCATGTCATTCAACCCATTTTGTTTTGTGTACATGTAGGTTTCCCATGACCCACGAAGAAACAAAAAGAATAAAGGAGCTCGCTCGCTTTCTATTGAACGACATCTACGGGCATTCTGTTCTTCCATTTTCCCGCACGTGCATTATTTGTCGTGATGATACGAAATGCCGTCACCCGAACATAGCAACGCCGAGCGCCTGTTGTCAACACGAAGCACCCATTTTTCGCTGCAACCTGTGTTCCGCATCTGCACACATGGAATGTTTAACGCGTTGGCGCCGGATGGCAGCACCGTGGCGGACGGATGGAACGAAACAAATCTGCCCAGTGTGCAAAGACAAAAACCGCAAGTACTATCGTGACGCGCTTCAGCTTGCTGCAGAAATGCACAGGTTAAAGTGCGTCATGGGGAAGAATTGATTTCTGCTGATGTCGGATTTTGCACTCCTTGGAAAGTATCATGTAAAAAAAGTTTTTCTGTGTTTCTTGTTTGTACAGAATCAACATTCAATAAATCATTCGATCCACACTTGATCAATCATTCGATTAATCACTCGACGAACCATAGGCCCAGTTGAACAGAGGAACATCCACATTATTGGGGAACTGGAACTGGTATAAATGATAGTATTAAACATGAAATAATTGCTTACAATGTAGAATTTGATGCACGGGAAAATAGTTTAAGCTTAATGAAAAAGAAAACACATACGTGTGACTTGGTTTGGGAAAACAAAGTTCGTCATGGGGAAGAATTGATTTCTGCTGATGTCGGGTTTTGCATTCCTTGGAAAGTATCATGTGACAAAAGGTTTTTCTAAGTTTGCGAAGTAAAATGCCCGCTTAAATTTTCGGACCCCGAGTTCATTATGCCCCCATTTAACAATCCGCTACCGGAATAAGCGAGAAAAAGAAGCAAAGCGAAAAGAAGAAGAAAATTATGATGATCCTGTGTTCATTATCGACTCCCGACCTTACTTTGATCACCGCGGTACGTTATGTTGCAGACACGGGGTTCGCCCACCCGCACGAATGGACGATACACGACCGCCTGGGACTGGGGGCCAGGGAGAGTGGTGCCGAAAAATAAATTAAAAAATCATCACATAACACCTCACAAAAATCCCACTATTTCTCGAAACACGTTCATGTCCGCGATCGGACCCGAGCTCGCAAAGACCCGCGACACGGTCTTTTTGGAATTTATTGTCTCGCGGTTCACATTTAAGTAAACGGAGACATCGAGTGATGTATCTTTTTTGCCACCATAAACGACATGTTATGCGGCGTACGAAACCCGACTCGAAGCGCGACCGCACACACAACCGCACCCGTCCGACCAACAGAAATCGCGACATTACTCGCAGACGCACGAATGCCGACTCGAAGCGCGTTACTGACACAAAGCACCCGGACTCTGAGTCTGGTTTGGAGGCAGGGGCGGAGGCGGTGGCAGCAGCACGAGAGCAGCAGGCCCAAGTCACTCTTTCCTTAAATTGTTTTTTTTAGGGCAAGCGCATAATCATCATTTGGTCCGAGGAAATAGCATTCGGGTTGTCGAATCCAACATTGTCAATCACTTGGGTTCTCGCGGACAAAACGTACAATGAATCCTGGTCAATGGCAATTTGAGAATTGCCGACAGTGGGATTGCCCAAGCTGTCAGTGCTCAAGAAACTGTGCACCACCACGCCAGTGGCAGAGTCGCGAATCCGAACCACGCCATCCCCTTCTTGCAAAATAACTAGACTGTCGGTGCATGTGGGGCACGTGGAAAATTGGTAGTAACTGGAACCTACTGGGGATGGACCGATCGCCTCCCATGCAGTAGTCTGTGTAATGTAGTCCCACGCGGAAAGGAACGACGTACCGGGAGGTACCACTTGGTCGCTCGCCGTGCGCCAGCTCATAAAGGGCGCCCAATTCAGGAGTGATTGGACGTAAGACGCCGGCGCACCAATGGTGTTATCCGGAACCGCGGATGTTCGACCAATAGTTTGGGTGTTTCTTTGCGTCGAATACAGCCTTGACGCGTCCGAACAGATGCCAAATTGACTTCCGCCTTCAATTCCCGGAATACCGACCAATTGCCAGAATGGAGCTGTTGGGGTATGTGTCGCATCAAGCGTAAACCCAGCCACGAGACCATATTTCGAACACCCCGCGACGACAGTGCCTCCTCCCGGACCGGGATTGATTGCAACTCCGGACACAAAATCTCCATCAGCTCCACGAGGCTGACCGTATAAGTCGCTCAGGGATGAAAAGCCTCGCTGGATAGCAACTGGCGTGGTGCCGGCGGTGGTCTGGCCCCACATATCAAAGCTCTGACGAATTTCCCAAACGTCCACGCCCAAGGTGCGAAACGAGTTTGCCGGGACTAAATCTCCAAAACTGTCAACGGACAGATCGAGGCACACGAAGCCGTCGAACCATGCCGACTGACCTCGGGCAGAGACTTTCGTTTCGCGCGCCGTTCGTTCAGCCGCCAAGTAGGCAAGTTCTGCAGTTTTTGCAGCTTGAAATGCGGCCAAACTGGTATCGGCTCCCACCTTCAACAACTGCATCCGGTTCACAAAAGGCAGTGTACCCGGTTGGTTGTATATAACTCGAGCATCGTCAATCGGTCCGTGATGCATCTGGCCACATGTCACGAATGCGTACAGGGGCTCGCCGGTGCTGCTGTAATAAATGCTTGGCGAGTTCCCCCACGTGCTAGAGCCATAGTAGTTCAAATCATAAGCGTCCTGTGCTGACATCGAATCACCCACTTTCATATTTTTCCAAATTCTCGTTCCGTACACGACTGCCGGATCGGAGCTGTCCGCAAAGTTCGCAGGAATGGAGTAGACCGTCACATCAGGCGCGGGCATATTAAACGTGTTCGTGCCCGGCAGAAACTTGACACCATCCACACGCACGACGGATCGGTGAAAATCTGCCGTCACCACGCCACCCATCGTGGCCACGTCGGTGATCACCTGAGTTGTTTGATTGACGATGTATGGGTTCAAGGCAATTAGACACGGGGGCACGGCTTGTCCTTGAGTCAAGGTCCATACCACGGTGTTCGTCGACACGGTCGGGTTATCGTAGGGACCGGTCGCCACGACCGGGTTGAGTTCACCGCCGGCCGCCGAATCGGCAGTCATGTAGTGGTGCAAGACACTAGCGTAGCCGTCCGCTGACACCGCGGATGCGGGAACGGGATTCGGACCAGCGTAGGGGGGAGCGACTTCCGACAGATGCGACGGAAGCACGTACGTGGTTTTCAAAATTTGCCCAGTGACGGCATGTACCAAATACACCCTGCCCCGGTCAGTCATCCTGAAGTCGGGATAATCACCAATGGAAAGCGGATTTCCAGCAACATCTATACCTCGGTTGATGAAGAACGGGCTGAAAGACTGTGCCGACGACGTCCCCATCACCACGACAGGAATCGTTTCGCCACCCAGCAACCCGAAATTAGTTTCAAAAACAACCGGCGAACCGGTGCAGGACAACCAGTTATCGTCATCATCGATCCGCGAAGCGACATTGCCGAGACGGGTCGTCCAGTGCAGTTCCCCGGTGTACTTGTTGACAGCCACCAAAGAAGGCGGTTCGCCACGAGCAGTCGGAATCTGTGCCCCGAAGGCCCCGAAGCGACTGGTGAGTTCCGCCGGGTTTAACGGGTTGTAGGTTTGTGGAGAGAACAGATTAGTGCCGAAGAAGAGGTAATCGCCATGCATCGCAGGAGCCGCTCGCGAGTAGTCGTTCACAACTCCCGTGTACGAAGAAATCGCTCGGCGCCATTTCACAGTGCCTGTTTTCTTATCAACACATATCAAGGCACCGCTTGGACTTTGAATCGGCGCCAGCGCGGTTGTATCACTCGGGAGGAAATTGTTGTACACGTTCATGTATACGCAGCTGTCATCGACAGTGACACCGGCGAAACTGTCCACGCGCCACCCGGGCAACTGACCAATCTTCGCGTTCGCCACGTTAGTCAACGTGCTGACGTTGGAACTGGTAATGTCGGTCGAGGTTTGGATGCTGTTACCCGGGGGGATCGGGCCACCAAACATGGGCCATGGGGCTTCCAGCTGGGGTTCGTCGAATTGCGCCAAAACCTGTGTCTCACCACATGCATCTTTCACCAGGAACTGGTTGCGCTCGGCATTCGCATACAGCGTATAAGGACCGCACGCCGAATTGGCCGCGAAATCAATTGACGTGGTGTTGATCTGTGGAGCATTTACAACCTTGGCATCCAACGTGCCCGTGTTCAAGGCGCTTGTTTTGACATCGCTTACCACCAAATTGCCAATTCGCGCGCGTCCCGCTTTTAAACCAACGACTGAGATGTCCTTGGAGAGTTTATTGTTATTGAATGGCATTTTTTTAAAGGAGGGTGTTTGTTTTTTTTTATTTTATAGTAAAACTTTTTTTTTTTCGGAGTGTCGTCACCACTTCGTAATGCGTGACTCATGATACCTCTTGGAGCACGGAAGGAAAATTACGGACCGATAACATGCTTTTTTAAAGGCAAATTAAACAATATAATGAGCAACGCTTCAGCAGCGGTGGCGATAGCTTTGAGATAAAAAGGTGAAACTGGTACATTTTAGCCCATTTTGCAAGTTAAATCAAAAAAATTTTTTTATATATTTTTAATCAATTGCAACAATCCAAAACCGACCCGGCCTGGGATGAGAATGTCAGCTACGCTTTGTTTTTTTTACATGCAACAACATGCAAGCTTTTTGGCGGCTCTCTCATGCTCCTTCTTGTATTCGTCGTACCAGTCGATCGTCATCCACATCCCAAAGAATCTTCAGCCCAGGATTTTCCTGGATGAGTCGTTTGATCTTCCGGAACTTCTTCATATCCACGTGGGTTATTATTTTGGTGGTCGCCATAATGTTTTTGATTCACAGGACGGGAAGTTTGCACTTACTGTATTATTTCATAACCGGGTGTCTTGCATCCTCTTTCGTGCCGCAAATCATATCACCCCACCGAGAGGCGTGTGTTGAATCAGGTTATTTTCAAACTCGGCGAGTGGTTTATATGACGCAGAGCCCATCGAAGCTTCCCGCGTTATTGCCCCTCCAACGCGTCGAAACATGCATTGCATACAAATACACCAGGACATTTTCACGCTCCGGCACAAAGTTATATAAACAATTACCGTAAAATTGACCAATGTCGGAATTAAAGATACAGCAAATCCGTTAACGATATCATACTCAATCACGAACACGATTAACCCAATGATTGGTCCGGCGTGAGCAAGCCCCATTAGACGCCAAAACAAGTTCTTCATCCACCACCTCTGTTTACCCATTGAGTGACCAATAACCAGGGTCACCAACATCCCGAATGCAAGTGTCATAAACTCACCGGCGAACGCGATTGACCCTACAGCTACCGGTAATTCGTGGACAGTCCGACAAGCACGGTAGATTACCCGTGAGCAGTGGTTAAACACCTGAAATCTAGTCATATTGCCATCGCATGCATCGAATGGTATACAGGTGCCGTCACACCAAGCTTGGGATTGGGTACATTCAACCATACACACACACACACCCAACTGTTACTATAGTTTTTTTATTAAAACGCCGTCAAAGACCGAGGCCCTTTTGTTTAACAAGTGGTAAACAGATTATTTTAAAGAATACAAGTAATAACTATTCAGCAAAATAATAATAATCATAATAATAATAATAATTTAATTAACTTCTTGGAGGTCACCCATTGTCAGCGGCTGATTGAAGTTAG